GCGTCGCGCTCTTCCTTGGTCTTGCGGGTGGAAGCCGCGCGGTTGGCCTTGGCCTCTTCCTTGACCTTGGCCTTCTCGGACGCCTGCTCCAGGGTGTGGACCCAGTGGGAGTCGACCCCACCGCCACGCTCCTGATCGAGCCGCTGGGCGATGTCCATCGGGGTGGTCTGCGGCCAGCCGTCAGCGGGGACGTTCTCGGCCTCGACTCCGCCGTGCTCCTGCACCACCCAGGGGTCGGGGAGCGTCTCCCCGGCGAGGTGCGCCTTGCGGAGGCGGCTGAGGTAGGTGGCGTCGCCGCCCGGTGCCCACTTTCGATTGGCATAGCGGCCGGAGCCGCTGAAGCACCGCTTGATGGTGGGCTCCTTGGGGGCGTCGGTGGTTTCGTCGGTTGTCTCTTCGGTGGTAGTCACAGAAATGCTCCTTCGACCCGGCCCTGGGGGTGGGCCGTCCGAAACCATCCTACCACAGCGCTTAGCTGCCTACAATACCTAGGGCTTACACGCCTCCAGGGCGTCAATCCATAGTTGGAGATCAGCGTCGTTCCGGCCTCGCGTGACCAGTTTGCGCCCGAGGTGGCCTTCGAGCCACAGGTGCATTGTTCCCTCGCCGAATACGTACGCGAGTTCGACGTTCCACTCGCCCACGCGCCAGGTGGTGGCGCTACGATTCGGCTCTCCCACTACGACTAACAGCCAGTCGTGGGCAGCGCTGACTACGTCTTGGACATTCTGTGCCGCGAGGTCGGAACTGACGGTCATTATCCTGCGTCCTCCATAACATCGGCGCCGACGTTGAACACCTTTGCGGTGACATAGTCGCCGAAGACCACCGCTCCGCCCGCATAGGCTTCGGTTGCCTCCTGTGCGTCCAGCTCGAACACCAGGATAATGCGAGTAAGCAGAGAGCCCGACGGCTTACGCGCACCATTCCGGATCTTGCTTGCCATGGTGTATGTACACCCGGTCAATCTGGCGAACTGATCATTGGTAACCACCCGCAGCACCTCCTCATACGGCCCATCGTACCACGGGGCCATCCGGCCGTCAACTCGGAGCAGACCGCCTTACCGGGCGGTTACGCGGGCCTTACCACCCGGTAATAAGCGTGGGGTTGACTGGTAGTCAGGAGTATGATAGGATGGTCCTTGTGAGATACACGCTGCAGATTCGGCATTCCGGTGTGGGTGGGGTGGCGACTGAGACCTCCATCGTGGCTGCGCTGTCGAAGCTGCTCGGCACACCCGAGGCGCCCGTGTCCGTCGAAATCCCCGCGTATCAGGGGGGCGAACCGGGCGTCTACACAATCGAGCTGGAGGCCAAGCATGGCACCCGCACTAACCGCAGGCGATCAACCGAGGGTGACCCTAGCGGACCAAGAGGACGTGATCAAGATCCTCTACTACGGCGAGCAGGGCACGGGGAAGACGCTGGATCTGGCCACCCTTGGCCGCCGAGGGCCAGTCATCTTCGTTAACGCGGAGGGTGGCTTGAAGAAGCGGCCCCTGCGGATTTTCGACGTGCCGCCCGAGAACATCTGGATCCAGCCCGCCACCAGCTATGAGCAGTTGGAGGCACTGTACTGGCAGGTGCGGCGTGAGATCGAGGACGACAAGCCCGATCGGGCGGTGGGCATCCAGTTCGACTCGCTGACCGAGATCACCACGGTGCTGACCGAGGTGCAGGTGATGCGGCGGGTGCACAACGCCAAGGAGAAGGCCGACCAGCTCCAGATCGTGGCGAAGGACATCGACGTCAACCCGTTCAAGACCCATCTTGACGACTACGGGGTCATGACGCAGCAGATGCGCCACTTGGCTCGACGCTTTCGGGATCTGCCAATCCACGTAGGATTCTCGGCCCTGAGTCGTCGCGACGTCGACGCTTCGGGCGGGGAGCAGACGGGCGACGCGGTAACCTACCGCCCGGCTTTGACGCCCGCGTTCGGCAACGACATTCGCGGGTACGTCGACATCGTCATGGCGACCAAGATCGCAAGTGACGGCCAGTACGTCGGTATCAGCAAGCCGCGTTTCGGGCTGATGGGTAAGGACCGGTTCGGGGTCCTGCCGACCACGATGGTGAACCCGACGATGGACCGCATCATCGCGGTCGTCAATGAGGAGCTGGACCCGGAGGAGGTAGCGTGGCGGCCGTCCGAGTGACCCGCATCATGGAGTACATCTACGAGTCGGCCGAGGAGGCGCTGACCGACATGGATCACTGGTCGGTTCCAGCGAACGGTACGATCAGCTACAACGCCCGCATGCGGGTTCGCTCGGCTGTGATCGGGCCGGTGTTCGACGAGTCGGTCGAACTGTCAGCCGCGCTGCTGGACAGCAGTTCGGGCTAGGATTGACAGCGGGTGGCTACCCGGTGTAGGATGGTAGTAGCGGGTGCGCCGTGGCCCGCAATCGATAACACGGCTGACTGAGGAGACCGCAGTGCCGCAACTCAATGAAACAACCGCTGGGCTCATCGACGAGGCGCCGGAGACCATCGGCATCCTCGACCCGGGCGTCTACGACGTCCAACTGATGGAGGTAGAGGCCAGGCCGGGAAAGGTCGCGCCCGTCTGGTCGTGGAAGTTCGAGATCCCTGCAGGCCAGCGGGGAGCCGGACGCCAGTTCTACCACAACACCTCACTCAGCGAGAACGCCCGTTTCAAGATCAAGGAGGCGTTCGACGCCTTCGGGGTCTCGGCGGGCACCGACACGGACAAGCTGATCGGACGGCGGGTCCGGGCGCTGGTAGTGAAGACCATCGCGCAGCAGGGCAAGAGGCAAGGCCAGTTCGTGAACCAGATCCAGGAGCTGTACCCGCTCGGGGGCACGCCGACGGGTTCGCCAGTCAAGGTCCTGGATCCTGAGGACCCGTCTGCCGCACGGGACCAGAAGCCCGCTCCCGACGACGAACCCCCGTTCTGAGTCTCGGGCTTCAAGGACAGCACCCCTCGGTCCCAAACCCTTCCCGGGACCGGGGGGTCGCTGTATATCAACTAGGAGATAACCATGTCCGGCCCGGCACCAATGGAATGTGCGCGCTGTCAGTACCTCGGCGCGTCTGTGGACCCCACCCTGACGACGGTTCTCGACGGCCAGGGGGTTTGCACTATTCACATCGCCTACCTTCGGTCGGCGCCGGTGTTCGATACCGGCGGATTCGTCTGCTCGACGTGCATATTTATTACTGCGCTCGACCGGCCAGGCACGGGTGACGCGTTCACCGTGTACGCCGGTAACGCCCTCTGCGTCGAGCACGCCGCCGTCATCAATAACGCTCTCAAGGTGGGTGGCGTAGCTCACTGATCTTATATTGTGGGACGATCTGCTCATGTGGTATAATAGAAACATGACGCAGAACGAGGAAGCCCGCAGCCACGCCGACGACACCTACGCGCGGATGCGCAGCCTGATCGACACCATGGCCAGCGTCCCCGGTGAGTTCTCCCTGGAGGAGCTGGCTGGTCTGGCCGTCTCGATGGCCGACTACGGCGCCCTGGTGCGTATGGCGATGGACATGCTCCTGCACAAGGGACGTCAGCACTGCGGTGGCAAGATCCGTCGCCCGGACGGTGAAGAGGGCGTCATCTCGGACGGTGGCCGGGGTCGGTACCCGCGCGCCGTGCCCGTCGACCGCCGTGGTACCTCGACCTGGGTCGGCTGGGCGTACTCGGATGAGGCGCAGCGCTTTGACGCCGCGCACCGTCGCGCCGCTCAGGCGAACGGCCTTGGCATCGAGGCCCAGCGGATCACTGCGGCAATCGAGGCCCAGCGCCAGGCACAACGGGTTGCCACTGTCCTAGACTACGCCGATGGCGTCGCTGTTGTGCAGATCGGCGACTCGGTGATCTTAGGGGTCGACCCGGCTCGTAGCTACAACATCGACGACCCCGACTCGTCGCAGGTGCACGCCTCGCCCAACTACAACCTCCCCGAGAAGGTGTGGGAAGGCGGAGGCTGGCTGGCTGAGGTGGTTCGCGCGGGATCGTAGCCGCTGTAGCCGCCCCTCGTTGACAGCGTGTGGGCGGCTATGGTACGCTGGGGCTATGGCCACACGAGAGCAACTGTTGCAGGGAGCGCTAGAGGCGATTGCCAACGGCTGGCGGGTGACTCCCATCGCCGTCAACTCCAAACGACCGAGGCGCAATGTCAGCTGGACAGCAGATGCTACGACGGATCCGAACCGCGTGCGTGAACTGTGGGCCGATACTCCATATAATATCGGTGGAGTTACAGGTCGCTATCTGGTCATCGATGTCGATGTCTCCAACGGCAAGCCGGGAGCCGAGTCCCTGGAACGACTGGCCAACGAGTTTGGCTTCCTTGACACCCGAGTCCATCGAACCCCGACCGGAGGATTCCACTACATCTTCGAGTGCCCACCCGACTGGCACCTGAATCCCAAGCCGCTGCACCGCGATTACCCCGGCATCGATCTGCGAGCCGGGGTTTCCTATGTCGTGCTGCCGCCGAGTGAGATCGACGACCGGCCCTACTGGGTCGAGACCGATATTGCCCCGACTCCGGCGCCCGAATGGATCAAGACGCTGCACGACGGCCGACCGACCACCGAGGTCGAGCAGGCTGGTGGACGGGTGCGCCTCGACGAGCTGCCTCCGGGGACGATCGGATCCCGCGACAACACGCTAACCAGGGTGGCCGGTCGGCTGCGGCGTGAGGGGCACAACCAGACGCACATCATCGCGGCACTCCAAATGTATCAGTCGGAATGGCGCAACCCGTTGCCGATATCGGATCTACTGCGGATCGCACAGTCGGCCCAGCGCTGGGAACCCGACGTCATGGGCGGGATCTCGCCCCAGGCGACTGACACCGATAACGCGCAGCTCGTGCTCCTGGCCTCCGATCACAATCTGCTGTTCCGAGCCGAGGACGCCCGCTGGACGGTTTGGGACGGACGCAAGTGGGGAACCGACGCGCACCGGGGTGGCTACATCAGCGAAGCACTCGACGTGGTGCACGGGATCGCCGAGACCCTCGATAATAACACGCTGCTCAAGATGTTGGCACGCAAGGAGGGTATGCTCAAGAGCGCGGCCGGTCAACGCGGCTTGTGGTACGTGATGCCGAACCTGTCCGGGGTCGTGCAGCTCAACGAGGACTTCGACGCGGATCCCTATCTGCTGAATGTGGCTAACGGGGTCGTCGATTTGCGGACGGGTCGGCTGTCGGTGCACGACAAGCGGCTGCGTCTGACTAAGATCACGGGCGCCGAATACGATCCCGAAGCCGATATGGGTGAGTGGGAGGATTTCGTCCTATGGTGCTGCTCCGGCGATACCGAACAGGCGTATTGGATGAAAGTGGCGCTGGGCCAGGCGGCGATCGGACAGGTGGACGAGCACATGGTGCTGTTCATGTTCGGGCCGGGTAAGAACGGCAAGTCTCAACTCACGGACGCGGTCAGGATCACGCTCGGGGACTATGGGCTCGAATCGACGGCGGAGCTGTTGACGGCCAAGGGCAAGGATCAGCTACACACCGAGATGACGGCGTCGCTGCACGGGGCGCGATTCGTGACCTGCCCTGAGCCGGAGAAGGGTTCCTATTGGGCGGCCAGCCGAGTCAAGGCGCTGACCGGTGGAGACGTCATTCGAGCGCGGCACCTGTACGGGCGGGAGTTTAGCTTCCGGCCGAGCCACACACTGATCGTTCACGGGAACTACCAGCCGGAGATCCGCGATCTGAGCCAGGGATTCCGCAGGCGGATGCACCTGGTACCATTCACCAACCATGTGACCGCCGATATGGAGGTGTCTCGGCTCGGTGAGCATCTAGCCGGACCGGGGGTGCTGCGATGGTTGGTCGAGGGCGCGCGGGAGTTTATTCGACTCGGCGGACTGGCCACCAGCCAGCGGGTGCGCGCGGCGACTGACGAGTACCTGGCCGAACAGGACCAGTTTAGCCGGTGGTTCGCTGATACCTGCGCCGATGATCCGGAGGGCTGGGAACCGGTCGGCGACTTGTACTCGATGTACCGGTACTGGACCGAGAAGGAGGGGTTGAGGTTCGTCGAGACGAAGCAGGAACTGTCGGGCTGGCTGGCTCGGCAGGGCTACCGATACCGGACTCGGCGTCGCAATGGATCCAACCCGATTCGGGGATACGCCGGAATGAAGCTAGTCCAGGTGGTAACCGATGACCTCCCGGCGTAGCCGCCGTAGCCTATCCCGGGGGCTGGGCGTAAAGAGGAAGAAGAGATTCCGGGGTGGCCCCTGGCCCCGTGCACGGCGTATACGGCCGGTTGAGAGCGGTCCAGGGCCGTTAAACCAACCGGGGCCGGGCTGCCAGGGCCGGGGCATTCGGGGGCATTTGAGGGGGGTCCAGACAGGTGCCAGGAGGGGGCCCCGCGCGGGCGCTGGCGTGCGGGCGCGTGCGCGGGCGCGGTGTAGTGGTATCACATTTGGCAAAAAGTCTCCCCGGGTTCGGTATCAGAGGTTTAGCTAGCCAGCCTCGTTACAAACCAATGTGACCAATATCACATTGCCTCCAACCCCCACGACCTGATATAATAGAATTTCAAGATAAGGGAAGGGAAACCCCAATGGCCACCTACGGAATCCGCATCAAGCGCAACGGCAAGATCGTCACGGACGCCAACGAGGCGCAGTCGGTCCTGATCAACGTGCACGGAGGCGGCAACGTGGGAGAGTACATGGATGAGGTGCAGCGTTGGCAGGCCACCCTCCCCCGTCGCGTCGAGAACGCAATCGACCGGTTCGGTTACCAGCGCGTGATCGCCAAGACTGTGGGACGCGACGCGATCGAGTGGGCGTGAGGGTTGCGTCGCCTGACGCGATGTGATAGAATTGTAGTAACACCAAGGGGAAGGGAACCCGAGATGCTCACCACGACCGAGATCCTGCGAGACCTGAACGTTTTCGTCATCGACGACAAGGACGCGCGCCTAGACGACACCACGGTGTGGATCCTCACCGCTGACACCTACGCGATCGGCCATGGGGACCTGGACAACCGGACCGAGCTGGTCGGGGTATACGCCAGCCTCGACGCCCTGGCACGGGAGCTGCCGCTCAAGATGGCGCACCCCAGCTCGCGGATCTACAACCCAATCGCGACGCAGGCAGTGGTGCAGTGATGTGGATCGTCATCATCATCATGGCCCTGCTCATCGGTTCTAGCAAGGGATGGTTCTGGGGCGTCCTGATCATGGCGGGCTGGCTGCTTTGCCTGCACGTCCGCAATCTCTACGTCCGCCGATACATGTGACAGATTGTGCGGTTGACTCGGGTATGGTAGAATCGGCCCCGTGAAAAGGGCACTCACCATACGGGAAGGGAGAGCCGTGGCATTCGCACGCACGCAAGGCATCGATTACGCC